CACTCGGCAGGTCTTCCATCAATCCCTGTTCCGATAAAATTCCGCTTATGCTGCGGTTTAACAATTCGCCGGGTGGTGGTTTTCCTGCCGTCAAGAATTGCTCGAACCATGGGGGTATTGAACAAGATAGGTCTCATGCTCTCAGCGCAAACGCTGCACAGATCTTCGGCGAACCAATGATCATGATCGTTGCAGGCATGGTTCCAGTCACAGCCGCAAACACGGCATTTTTGCTCAAAAAATGACTTTCCCATGATTATTCCTCCATTCCGTCTTCCGGCGGCAGCTCTTCATCTTCATCCAGCAGGGAGTTATTTCGTACTATCGACGCCGTTCTAATGACTTCATCGGCGATCCCCTGCATATGATTGACGCATTCATTTCCTATCTGCACGACCGTATCACCGGGAATAAGCTGCAAAATCACTTTGAAATTGCCCCATGCGGCATTCAGCGAATCGCAAAACGAAGCCGCAGCGCAAGCAATCGCCTCCTGGTCAAGTCCGGTTTCCATTCGCGCCTTGTTTTTTGCTTCCTCCAACTGCCGGCGAAGCTCTTTCAACTGCGGTTCATATTCCGAACGTGCAGAGCTCTCCCCCTCACGGCGCAATTTTTCCTTATCGGTCTCCGAAGGCAACTGCACCGCAACTTCGACAGGGCGCGAAGAGAGATCACGGATCCGCTCCTCCAACTCGCGAATTTTATTAAGATCCTCTTTCTGTGCTTCCTTCATTGCGTTCATGCGGCCCTTAGAGGTCCGCAATTCTTCCATAGCAGTCAAATACTTTTCAAGGCTCTTTCCCTGCTGGCTTAACGCTTCAGAGGCCTTTTTCTGTGCATCATCGCAGGCCTTTTGCAACTCGTCAGCGGAGTGAAGAGCCTCGTCACGTTCCTTAATGACCCTATCCAGTTCGCGCCGGGACATTTCGGAAACCGTCTTCTCCTGTCCGTCTACCAAATGAGCTTCCTGGATGAATTCATCCCGGTCAGACTCCGGAACCTGAAGCAAGGCAAGCAGTTTTGTATAGGGCAAATGCGTCACCGGTGACGTATTTGGAAACTCCTCCGCGATTTTCATAAACCTTTGCGCAGACACAACCGAAAACTGCACCTTATCCCGCAGCCACGGGAGCCATTCGCCGTGTTGAAGCTTCTGCTTTGCCTCCAGCAGCCGCCTCCCGATTTCAATGATGTTCTGTGCCGTTTGAGCCTTATAGAAATTGATCTCCAGTGTTATTTGCTCGATATTGCGATCGACTGATATGGAATCGGACACAGAATGTTCTGTCATAGCGGCCTGCTGCGGATTTTTCGCTGCTTCGATTGACTCGCGGATCTTACGGAGAACGATTTCCTTTTCCTGTTCTTCCGGCATGTCCGGCCGGGTAGATCCGCCGGCGAAGAACTTGTCCGATATTGCGCAGTATGACGCGATTCCGGCTTTTGTTTTGGAAAAATAGAGAGTGAGATCAAAGCGGCCGTCCGGCCGATATAATGTTCCGCGCAGATCCATATTTTTACGGTTGTCATCCAAACCGTCCAGCCCTCGGGAATAATTCCAGATTTCACGGGCGAAATCCATATCCAGCGTATTGACGTGGGCGACATGAAACGTATCCCTGGTCCGCGGAATGTCCGCCGTCGTCGCGTAAGTGATCGTTTTACTCGCGCGGCATTCATAATCCGCAAGTTTTGCCGGATAGCCTTCTTCGACCGGAACGACAAAATGGCAGCCATAACATTCATGCCCAGGCTTGTAAAGATCAAGGCCAAGCCGGTATCCGGTCGTGTCAGAGCTTGAATCCTTTTCAAAGACCTTTCCGCACTTGCAGACATATTTCTGTTTCACGTTTTTTCCTTCCTTCTGCGCTTCGCTATAAAATCGGCACCCAAACGGAGTGTTCCATGATTCGCGCTTATCCTTTTTGCAGAAAAAGCACTGGTGAGCACTTTCCAGCGCCCAATGCTTTCCTTCAAGAGGTGAATGATCCAGCGGTCCCTTACGGCTGCATCCGATTTCCCACTGCCGCGCCGCGTATTGGGACGGCCGAACACCAACGAAATAGGGGCAAGTACCGCGATATATCATTTGGGCATTTTTCTTTTGATACCCAGTGATCATATTTGTCAGCTGCTCGTCCGACTTTTCCGAAAAATCCTCAGCATTGCCATACATACGCAAGGCGGCAATTAATTCGTCCCTCACGCTCATCACTTCCTACTGGTGCAACCGCACCCTGTTTTTCAAGAGCTCCGAAGGTTCCCACGGGAAACCGTACCGAACAAAAAAGCCATCTTTGCCAAGGGAAAGCCACTTCCTCGCAAGCACCTTTGCGCTATAAATGTCGATCGTCCGGCCGAAACCATCCTGCACAACCAACACATCAATATTTTCAAAATACCGGGGGATCCGCTGATTTCCTCTTCCATCCAGATCCGACATACATATCCCTCCGATCAGAACGGCAGATCGTCATCCGAAGGGCTGGGGACCTCGTCAAACCCCTCCGGCGTATTAGATGATGAATTCGCCTTCGCCGCAGCCCCACGTTCCGGCGGAGGATCCGGAAGCGAGCGTTCTTCCTTCCCCGAACTGTCACCGGCGAAGTGGACTTCATCCGCGATCAGCTCCGTTGCATATCCTTTGCTCCCGTCGTTTTTAGTGTAATCTCGGTTTTGAAAACTTCCCTGGACAAGAACCGGCTTCCCTTTCCGAAAATATTTGCAAACGAACTCTGCTGTTACGCGCCATGCGACAACGGTAAAAAAGTCGGCGATTTTTTCGCCATTGACCTTATAAGACCGATCGACCGCGATCCGGAACGAAGACACTGCAACGCCGTTTGGCGTATGCCGCAGCTCCGGATCTTCGACTAGGCGACCCATCATAACCGTCAATGAATACATTTTTTCGTCCTCCTTACCAAACCTTCATCCGTTTCCGAAATTTCGCACTGTTCGCGGCCTGCTGTGCCTTATAGTCTCGATCCGCTTTCAGTGACGCTCTCAGATTCGAATTCTTACGGTTTTCCGCTTCTTTCCAGGCATCCCACTCAGCACATCCAGAATGACAACCCAGGGAACGCTTACCGCAGCCCTTGCAGGGCGGAACTGAAAATATCACGCAATTCGCCTCCCAAAATGCCGACGCCAACAGGAATCGAACGTCTTTAATCCGTACCATGTCGGCATTGCGTTTAAATGCCGGCAGAGCATCATGTAGCACCGTAAGGTTCTGTATTGCATACCGGTTCTCCTTCCAGCTTGCGGGCATAAATTACACCACCTATGCTCAAAATTTCGGCAAAGGTGCTGCAACCACCACGATTGTTTGTAATGAAAACATTGTCTCCGCATAAGTCGGCGTTGTAGTCTACAAACCCGTATTCGCCAAATTTGAGAAATTGCACCCAGACTGGTTCCCCGTCCATTTCCCGCAGTTGTTCCAGCATAAGCGGCTTATTTTCTGAGGTGGCGCGACGATTCAGCAGTTCCAGCGCATCGGCAGCTTCTCGCATAATTGCGCAGCCATGAGTAGAACAATTGTGTTCCCGCCCGCAACCTATGCAGATCAAGCTGCCAGTTTCAACCATATTTCTTTTAAGTGCTTTAATGATTTCTGGTATTTCCATCAGCTTTCCGTCTCCTTAAACAATTCACGCTCAAAACGCCTTAGCGCTTCCGTCTCGGCGGCGGAATGATGAGGATAAAGCAGCCGCACAGCCTCAAACATATACTCCATGAGGCCGTCCCCGAAAAGTTCATAAGGCGAGTACCACTTTTGAGCATCGGATCGGCTTCCGTTGTAACCGTTGTAAAGGTTAAATGCGAGTCGCGTCACCTTGACGCTGGTACTGGTCTGCCAGCCCTTCCGGATCGCGCCGAACCGCGGGCAGTGCTCAGCGAAATCATAGACGTCGTCAATGTTGGCGCGCGTCTCACGGGTAAGACCCAGTGCGTAAAAAAGCGCCTTTCGGTACGGATCATCCTGCGTTCTGGTCCGCGCAACCATTTCCTCAAAAAAATCACGGTGAGCATCGTTTAAAAATTCCATAGTTTATTTCCTCCTGCGCTTTCGCGCTAAAATTCAACAGCCTGTCCGCGCTTGCGTTTTAAACGTCCTTATGTATTCAGCTTCCGTTACTCATCCAGATTTCCTTCGGGGGCCAAGTCAGCTCCACGCACATCGGGCGACCGTTGACTCTGCTCGCTATTTTTTCGCACACAGTGCGAAGGCGTTCCCGGTTTTGGGCAATTTCCTCCGGGGTGCCGGTACGCTCATGGATGATGATGGTCGGCTGGCCTCGATCGTGCATATTCTCGCCTCCGATTGATTGTATGTTGGGATCCGATTGTCCTATTCGTGGGGCTTGACGCACTCCAGCGACATAATGGCGGCGACAATATCGTCCAGTTCTTTCATGATTTCATCAAACGCCGGCCGTTCATCGGCGGAGATAATCCCATCCGACGCGATGTCGATCAGCTGATCGCGGCGCTTTAGGAAATCATTAACCTCTTTTTGCAGCCGAAGGATCGCGGAAGGCAGGTCCCGAACTTCAACCTTCGGCAAAAAACGCTGCCCAACCTCTTCCGCCTTAAGGTGCTGATACGCAAGGTACCTTGCATCGTAAATATCAACCATCCGGATCACCACGTCGCCGGGAGGAATTCTGCGGCCGGATTCGTATGCGCGGAGGCTTTCAACGGAAACGTCAATCCGCTCCGCTGCCCTTTCCTGCGTCATTCCGGCACTCTCACGAGCGATTTGATAGATATTTCGGCTTTCCTGCGACATGGATATTCCCTTCTTTTTATGTAATAATAGAATCATTCCAAAATTAAAGGATTTTCACGATGCACTCAAAAGGTTGAGCTTTTCTTCTTCCTGAACGATAAATTCCAGCGGCACATTAAGAACCTTTGACAGTTTATTTGCTATAAGAAGGCTCATGTTTTTTTGGCGATCTCCATTTTCAATCATGCAATAATAATTCGCATTAATCCCCAAATGGGCCGCAATTTGTTCTTGTGTCATTTTTTTATTTTCACGGAGACTTCTTAGATATTCCCTCATATCTTCGCCCTTCAATTCTCACTTAATGTGAGAATATTATATAACGTATAGTGAGTATTGTCAACATATAAATAACAGTTCGTGAGAATTTAGGATATACGCAATTTGTTTCTCGCAAAGCCTCACAAAATGTGATAACATGGACTTAAAAGGTGGGATATATACTGTGTTCCCTGAAAGACTTAAATGTTTGCGCAAACTGAGAGGTCTTACCCAGACCGAATTTGCAAAACAATTCAATATCGCGACAGGAACTATTGCCATGTGGGAAACGGGCAAAAGGTCCCCTGATTTTGCAATGCTTACAAAAATTGCTGAATTTTTCGACGTAAGCACAGACTATCTGCTTGGGAAAGAGCAAAAAAAAGAACCCATCATTGAACATGACAGGCTATACGATGAGACTCTGGACCTTTTCAAGGAGCTGCCTACGGAGAAAAAGAAACAAGCTTTGGATTATTTGCGTTATCTAGTTGAGCATCAAGAAAAGCAGTAAAGTCAGAGCAATACGTGTTCATTTGTTGAGGTGCGCACATGATCCGATTAAGAGAGCTGAGAAAGCAACAGAAAATGTCCATGCGTGATTTCGGAAAATTGTTTGGTCTTGCCGAAAGCACAATATCTCTATATGAAACCGGAAAACGACATCCGGACAATGAATCTCTTGTAAAATTTGCAAAGTACTATAACGTAACAGTCGATTACCTTCTGGAAAACGAGCAAAAAAAAGAGCCCGTCATAGAGCATGACAGGCTGTACAATGAAACTCTGGCGCTTTTCAAAAAGCTGCCGGCGGAGAAAAAGAAACAAGCCCTGAATTACCTGCGCTTTCTGGTTGAGCATCAAGGGAAACAATAAATGCCTTTTCCAGCGTTTTGGAGTTGCTGCTTGCCTGATTCAATAGTGCTACGAAATCCGCTTCATATTCTGTATCCACTTATACTCCCTCGCATTCGCCCCGCATTTCCGTGACCAAAAAGAACGGTTGTTCTGTAGCGATAATTCGATGATACACCTATCAAAAAGGTTTTGCAATATGTTTTTCCATTATATGAAATTTTTAAGGTCGCTGGTCTTTCGAAAATTAAGCGCAGACAGAGGCAAAAAATTAACCGCCCGCTACTGCGAATAGCGGACGGCCGTAAAGTGAAAAGCGTTCCAACACTCTTCAATTTTATTATATGCCATTGTCGAACAATGTCAATAAAATAATGAGGAGTGATATCGTCGTGGATTTTATCGATCAAGTGAAACAATTTTCAAAGCGAGTCGAAGGCTTGAAAGATTCTCTCCAAACGGAGGAAGCTACCAAAACGTCAATCATCATGCCGTTCTTTTCTCTGCTAGGGTATGATGTTTTTAATCCCGAAGAATTTGTGCCGGAATTCACGGCAGACGTCGGGATTAAGAAAGGTGAAAAGGTGGACTATGCCATCCTATCGGAAGGTGCCCCCGTAATTCTGATCGAATGTAAATGGATCGGGGAAGCTCTGGAAAAGCACGATTCTCAGCTTTTCCGATATTTCGGCACAACAAAAGCAAAGTTTGCGATTCTGACAAACGGTTTATTCTATCGGTTTTACACTGATCTGGAAGAACCAAATAAAATGGATGAATCGCCTTTCCTTGAGATCAATATTCTTGACATAAAGGATAATCAAATCACCGAATTAAAGAAATTTCACAAATCGACCTTTAATGTAGGTGATATTTTTAACGCAGCCTCTGAATTAAAATATTCCCACCAGTTCCGCTCTGTCTTTTCCGATGAGCTGCAAAATCCCTCCGACGATCTGTTGAAGTTCTTTTTGACTTCCGTTTACTCCGGAGTAAAAACTCAGGCAGTCTTGGAAAAGTTTCGCCCCATTCTGAAAAAGGCTCTGAATGAGTACATTAGCGAATTGATGAACGACAAAATTAAATCCGCCCTTAATGCGAACACTGAGAGCCAGCCGCAAACAGAACCTTCCACAGCGCCCGTCGAAGAAACCAAATCGGCAGAACCGGAAAATAAGATCATCACGACTTCGGAGGAGTTGGAAGCCTTTTTCATTGTTAAAATGCTTCTGAAGGAAATTGTTTCGGTAAATGATCTTACTTACAAGGACACCGTCAATTATTTTTCGGTCCTTTATCAGGGGAAAGCCACAAAATGGATTTGCCGCTTTTTCTTCACATCAGGGCATAAGCTTTTAGCCCTTCCGGATGAAAATAAAAAAGAAATCCGTTACCCTCTGGAATCCATATATGATATTGAGAAATATAAAGATAATTTGATTGAAGCCATGAACCGTTATCTTGGCTGAAAAGGAGCGTATTGAAATGAAATGTCCGAAATGCGGCTCGGAAAACGTTTCGATCCAAATCGTAACCGAATCAAAATTGGTTGACAAGCACCACGGCATTATTTGGTGGATTTTCGTCGGCTGGTGGTGGCTGATCTTCAAATGGCTGTTTCTAACGCTGCCGGCGCTGCTGTTCAAAATTTTCGGCCATAAAAAGCAGAAAATCAAAACCAAGGAAAATAAAATATGCGTTTGCCAGAACTGCGGCCATAAGTGGAACTTCTGAATACATATCCCCGCGCTTCCCGGCGCGGGGATTACTTTTAGCAGGCAGGTGAAAAAATGGATGCAATGTACCTTCGAAAGTCCCGCGCAGAAGAACTGACTGATACGGTCGACGAGACGCTGAAAAGGCACAGGGAAACGCTGCTGGAATTTGCGGTTAAGAATAACCTTGCAGTCAATGAAAATGACATATATGAAGAGGTCGTTTCCGGCGAGTCGCTTTATGCCCGGCCGGAGATGCTGCGCCTGCTGGAGAATGTGGAAAAGGGCAAATATGAAGGTGTCCTATGTATGGACATCGATCGTCTCGGCCGCGGAGCCATGAGCGACCAGGGAATCATCCTTGAAACGCTAAAAGCCGCCGGCACTAAAATCATTACGCCCCGAAAAATTTATGACCTCAATAACGATATCGATGAAACCTATTCCGAATTTGAAACCTTTATGGCTCGCCAGGAGCTAAAGGCCATCAAACGCCGGATGCAGCGCGGGATCAAGCGCACAATCGAGGACGGCGGCTACATCGCCAATGCT